CGCCATCTTTACAGCCGCTGTCAATGTTGTTTTGAATGGCGGCGAGAGCTTCGCTTTCTTGATCAGTTTCTAGGGCAAAGATGAGCTGACCAAGATACCACTTTGCCTTTTCAAGATCTTCAAGACCATTCTTCTTTTCGTAGCGCCAAACGTATTTCAGAATGTTGCCTTTGAGAAAGCCGCGAAACGCTTCTGGCGTCATGCTTGCTTCCATCGCCTCGATAGCTTCTAAGCCACCGCTGGCGTAATGAATGGGGCGCTCCACTGGATGGAAAGCTTCGGGGGCTTGTTCAAAAGGCATTGCCATTTTCCTCGAATGCTTGGAATGCTTCTTTAAAGAGAGGGCGAGCAAGAGTGCTCAGGGCTTGAGCGTAGCATTGGATTTCACCTTGGGCGTCGGGCTTGTCGCGCAATGAAAGGAAATGCAGCAAAGCTTGCAAGCTGCAGGTCCAAGTGAACGACGTATATGTGCTCATTGGCATGATGCCACGAGCCTGCTCCTTGCTCACGCCTAGCGTCAGAAGAGCCCTATAAGCCTGCTTAACCTGCTCTAATGCCTTGGCATATTCGATCATCGCCACTTGGTTCATAGAGGGCTCTAGAGGGCCGGCAGAGGCTTGCTTGTTGCTGGTGCTTTGCTGCCTAAATTCACGAGGCATGTAATACGTGTCGTCGTCGGCTTCGCAATAGCGGAAGCTTTTTTCGTTCCAGCCAAGTTGATCATTGGCATAGGTGCCACCAATAACATGCTTCCACCATTGACGAGCAATAAATAGCGGAGCTTTCACTTGCCATTTCGTGACAACTCCCCTAAAGGGACTTGTGTGCTGATGCTTCACCAAATAGTTAAGAAGCTTTTGATCTTGATCAGTCCACTGAAAAGAGGCTTGATCGAAACTTTGCCGCGCATCACAAACGATGTCAAGCGAAGTTCCCATCCAATCAATGAGCCTGACAAAGCTAATACCGTCACAGAGGGGATCAATGATTTGAAGAGGAGAGGAAGTCATGAACCAGCAGGAAAGGGCGGAGCCTCTGGAAGCCAATGATAAGTGCCACCTTCGTTTCAGCGTGCCAAACGATGCGAGCTTTTGTTTGTCTTCCGTCTTTCACGATGGCGGCAATGGTGCCCAAGAGACTCGTGGGCATCCAACCGGCGGCTGTGCATTGTACGTACACGACGGTTTGCCCAACTTCCCAAGTGTGGGACACTGGTGTTTTCGGGAGGGCTCTGAAGGAAGCCGTACCAAGCTTTTCGGCTTTCCTTCCATCGTCCACTGCGTAAACAAACTGCCTGCCATTTCGCTGCATCGCTAGGCTAAAGCAAACGACGGGAGCCCTATGTCAAGAATGTTTTCCATTCCAGTAGCATTAAGCTACAACGGACGTGACTACATTGCTGAAATGGGGCCTTTTGAACGGAGCATGGAAAGGGACTTTGCCCTTGTCGCCAATAAGAAAGCATTGGACGAATGTAACGACATTGATAAGCTCAAGGAGGTGGCATGGAATATGATGCAGGGCTGGAGCAACATGCAAGATGCCACTGCTTCGCTTGTCAAGGAAAACCTTGAACTGCGTCAAGCCATGCAGATTCAGCAAATGGACCTAGAAGCAGCAGACGCTTTGCTTGGCGAAGCTGGTGAAGCCATCAAGACATTCGCAGAACAGCAGCAATCTTCTCAAGCCAGGCGATTTCTTTGGCCGTTTGGGAAGTAAGCAAAAATACTTTCCAACCACATAGCATTGCTAGGTTGAATTTCCTGGCGTCTCGCTCATAGCCAGAGCCAGTAACATGACGGCCACGATTAAAAGTGCCGCCTTGTATTTCAATGAGAGAGCGAGAAGGAAGATGTGCAAAATCTGCCCTGTAACGTTTTGAGCGTTTGCTTTTGGCGTAGCGCTCTTGAAAATCAGCCTCCCAAGCTTCTACATCGCTGAATTCCCTGATCAATGAAAGGTCGGGATAGTGAGCTTGCCAAAGCCCAAGAAACTGATCTTCGAGAGCGCTCACAAGCTATACAGCAGCAAAGGCCACTTTAGCTTGCTGATTCTGGTATTTGCCATCGCCATAGGCGCTAGCAACATCATCATCGAGCTTCATAAACATAATTTGTACTATCCCTTCATTGGCATAGATGCGGCTTGGAAAAGCCAGGGGATTAACAATACAAATAGTGAGATAGCCAGACCAGCCAGGCTCAATTGGCGTAACGTTAATGATGGTTCCTTGACGTGCATACGTTGACTTCCCGTCTGTGATGCCCATCACATTGTTAGGCATCGAGATGCGTTCAAGGCTAACGCCAAGCGCGTAGGAAAAGGGAGGAAGTACGAAAAACGTGCTGCCGTTTTCTTGACGAGGCTTTTGCTCTTCCATCAGCTCCGTGTCGAAATCCTTCACGTCAAGAGGGAAGTCCTTGCTGACGCTGTTGTCGATGACCATAAAACCTTCCGGGGAAAGGCGCAGGTCGTATCCAGCATGAGACAGGCCATAAGACAATGCTTTCGTGCCATTGTCCAGCTCGCGACGCTTCTCTCCAGTGAAAGGAAAGATGATGTCGTTTTCAGCGAGAATGCTAATTTGCTTGTCGTTGAGAAGCATGAAAGAAAAGGGGCGTTGCCGCCCCCAAGAAACAACGATGGAAGAAGGCGTCAGAACAAATCGTCGCTAGACGAAGATGAAGCCATTGCGGCTTCGCCGTTTTGCCAGAAGGAAGAATAAGCCTTAGGGCTATTCTCCATCTTGTTGACAGTCACTTGTCCCTTGAAATGGGGGGCAGTGTCCTTGTCACGCTTGTCGTTGTTCCACAGTGCCACGCGGAAGCTGTAGTTTCCTTGTGCATTGGGACCAGCCTTTTTGGCTGCATTCAGAATGTCGGGGGTGAGATCGACAGTGCCGCTAAAAACGGGGAGATTGCCAGAGGGCATGTAGTGTTCCTCAGAAGGAGATTGGTCGGCCCTGGAGGGGCTCTAGAAGCATAGCTGGTGCAGACGAGGAGTCAAGCTCCCCTATCCATAGAAATGGTTAAGGGGCGTCCGCCTGGGTAGTGCTCAAGGAAATACTGTTGAGTCTTTTGAGCCATGATCCCTGCCTGCATGGCAAGGTCAGTGCCGTCAAGACTCACAATTTGAGCCTCTTGGCCTTCTCCATTGTCTGGATCGTAAATGGCAATAGCACAATGCGCTTCATTGATTTCAATGCCATACATCTGCTCAATGGCTTGTGCATAGGCGCCAAGCTGCATGCGATAGTCGCCTAGTTGAGTATCAGGCTTCTGCTTAAAGCTTGTTTTCCAATCAAGCAAAGCAACATTGCCATTGCCCATTGTGGCAAGCATATCAAACGTGCCTGAGTAGCCAGTTTCAGTGGAGGGGCAATACCAAGCAATGGCACTTTCCACCAACAAAGGACTGGCCACGCTAGTTAGAAAGTTGGCAATGCTGTCGAAATAAGGAACGAACGATGGATGGGAATCAAGGTGGCAGTTGATGTCCTCGCCATTCCAGAAATCCTCCAGCACGCCATGGAGCCAGTTGCCACGTTCTACGGCAGAGCGTGTGCGACGATTCGCTTCTTCATTGCCCACTTTCTTGCGCCAGTTCATGAGCGCTGCAATCTTGCCAGGCGGCGAACACGCGCTCGCAATAGTTGTCACAGAGGGCAAAACAATGCCTTCTGGGGCATTTGGAAAACCGTTCAAAACGTAATTCCGCTTGCCGTTGAGCTGTATCCGATTGGGTTCGTAGCGGACGAGAGAAGGCATCGAAAGGGCGTCGAGACATAGATCGTAACAGGGCACTATTTTTCGTTCATGTCCCAGAAATACTCACAGCCCTCTTCCGTGCAAGGCGGCGTTGCAAAATAACTTTGGAAGCGATCAGAGGGCGCCATGTAACGCCAGCAATCTTCCTTGACAGGGCATTCGTTGCCCGTACACATTGCAATATCAGGCAATTTTTTGCTCCTTTAAGACTTGAGGGACAAGGCGAATCCGCATTTTTGTATCAATACCAAGCTTGTTTTGGTGGCAAGATACATGCATGGGATAACCGCAGTATCCCGTAATTAGACAGGCATATTTATAGCGAAAGCTTTCTTTTGTGCCCGCCGCTTGACACTGTTTCCAGTGGCCAGATTTGACATTTTTCTTTCCTGCGATTGATCCTCCAATTTTTCCTGCATTTGAATACTGCTCAAAAGATAAAGCTTGACCACCTTTTGATCCAGCTTTCTTGTTTTTAATGGTCATCCACTCATGAAATAAATCCAATAATTCTGGCCAGTCATGCTCTATAAATACTTGTTCCCAGCTCCAAATACAAGGATGATTCATAACGCAAGATTGGATCACTCCATGGGCCGCATGTTGAGATGTGGTTAATTTGACTGTTTCCGTTCCGCCAAAGCACTTGGGTGTTGGATGATGTGCATTATGCAGTAAATCTGGATCAAGCCCAATTGATTCATTGTGCTCAAGGCATTTTGATGTGAAAAAATTTAAATCATCAATTGTTGGCATTGTTTTGTTTTGAACCCATTTCAACTCGGACAAGATTACAGGAGTGAGCGATGTCATAGAAAAATTGACAGGTGTCTGTTTTGGAGTGCAAGGCAAGTTGTCCGCTTAGCATTGAATCCGCCACCGTGGCCAGAACAGCAGCAATACGACGGTCGCTGCTAAGCGTATCGTCAGGAAAGCTCCAGAATGCTTCATGGCAGGCATCAATCAGCGTCCGTCTGTTCGTCAACATTTTTCAGCAGGTCCGAAAACTCTTCTGCTTGTGCATTGAAGGCATCAACAATGAGAGAACGGGAGTAACCACAGCCCATCAAATAGCAAGCAAAGTCCTCGACAACTTCGTATATAGTTGCCTTGTAGCTTGTCACTTCAATGTCAAAGCTTGGATCGCCATAGCGATTAGTTATTGAATGCTTCCATGAATGTTTCCATGGAGAAAGAGAAGGGTCGTTCACGGTAGAACTAAACTTGCAAGGAACAGAATGAGCAAGGCTAGAGCTGTAGAGGCAAAAGCAACCAGCAGGAACAAGCCAAGAGGATCGTCAGCTAAAGAGGCTGGAAGAAATGCAATCAAGAGGGGCATGGTCTTCATTAAGGCAAATGGTTCCAGCAAAGGCCCGCGCAAAGCGGGCCGCTGCTAGATCTATGGCTTTTTTGCAACGAAAGCTTTCATTGCTTCAACCATTGCCTCTGTAGTGTCACAGGCACGAACAAGATCAATTTCCTTGGTCATCTCTGTTTTAGTAATAACCATTTGCTCTTCCTTTGCCCAGACAGTCATCATGGCTGCTGCCACATTGCCAAACTGCTGCCATGTTTTCACTTCAGTGGCACGAGACAAACCAATGGCTTCCAGGGCGGCCTTACCAAGCGCCATGCTGTTCTTCTCGTCGGCATAACCAAACGGATTGGCTTTGCAAATGGTGGTCAGGGCAGTTTTGGCATCGAAGGCCCCTGCATCATCGGCGACAGGAGCTGACGCTGCTCCAGAAGGTTCAGGAGCTGGTTTAGCTGCCGCTGGCGCCTTGCTTGTCCGCGCAGCTTGCTTCGGAGCTTCCTGTTGCAGCGGGAGTTTGGCCGTTGCTTTTTCATCTTCTTTAGGGATGTCCTCTCCTGCATAGAGACGCAGACCAAGACCAGTGAAGGTGGCAATAGCCTTGACTGCAGCACGCTGACAGTTGTCAGAGATGGCACGACCATCAAGCTCCTTGATGGAATTGTGCTTCCTGTCCATGATCGGGAAGATCAAGGCAACAGTACGACGGCAACCATCAGTGAGATAGGGGCGGAGATAATAAGCGCCTGGT